TATTTACTCCAACAAAAAAACAAGATAAATTATTTATGTTCCAGCCTGTGTTATTGATAAGCATGAAACCACTTGAACTATTACCGCCGCTGCTCAATGCAGGCTTCCCGTTCTCAGTAATCACCACTCCCGAAGCAGCAATCTGCGGCATAGAGGTATATGAGCTTTGACTGGCGTCATTCTGATTGCCACTCTGGTCGTACCATTTTACTACATAAGCGTTGTGGTTGTTACCCCCTTTGTCGCAATGATTTTCTATAGCGGCAACATCTAAGTCTCCGTTAACAAAGCCAATGTCGTATTGTGGGTCACTAGCGTTTACAGTACCTACTGAGACTGCGCTGTCCACTACGATCTTCATGCAGTAGCCTGAATAGTCCTTGTCCAACTTGCGGACTGAGTACGAGGCCGCCGAATTGGGGTAAGTGTCTAGAAGTAGATTACCCGAAGAGGATACCGTTAGGGTAATCCCGTTGAACTTACCTATGCTCGCTTTAGCGACCCCATCTACTTTAGATATTGAGCCAGCAGAGACCCCACTAATCTTGGATATAGACATTATGCCGTGATTTCAATAAAGTCGTTTGATGGGTTAAACCAGATCTGCCCATTGGTACCGTCTAAGCAATACCCCACAACTCTAACTATATCTAGGTTACCTGTAGGGGCCGTATTCGTTACGTGCCCTGCAGTCGTGCTTACATACAGCTCGTCACCAGTAGCCTCAGTGCCATCTACAGCGGCGGCGTCCATAGTGTAAACACCCCTCAAAAGCATCCCGTTAGTATCCGACGCCGCACCCAAGGCAATAGCCAGCAAGACCCCCCCAGAAGTAGCTACAGCATCAGCGTCAGCTTGAGCCCAATTCCCAGAAGAATTGAAGTAGTACAAGTCCCCCTGAGTCATGCTCGTAGTAGCACCAAAAAACACTACATCCCCTTGATGTGAATGATCGGTGTTTGACGTCTTAGAGAAGACATTCTTTGTAGACGTCAGATTACCCGTAACGTCCACCCCTGAAGCAGTTACACTTAACCTCTCTGTGTTGTTGACATGTACGTTGACTTCGTTAGCCGTGGCGAAGTTTATGTACTCCTGGTCGGTAGCAGTTCCAATCTTTGTGAGACTACTGTTGATGATAGAGGTGATGGTAGACACAGTTACATCCCCCCAAATAAGCTGCTGAGTGTTACCGTTTACACTGTCTACTTTCAAGTATTGCCCTGCACTACCCGCCACCTTAGGTAGCTGGAGTATGTGACTAGTAGAACCCGAGTGTGGAGACCCCTTGATACCCACGTAGTGCTCATTGCTAGACGCGCAATACAAGCGTATCTCCGACTCACTCGAATTGTCGTTCTTTACGTCCAGAAGGTAAGAGCCGTCGTAACTCAGGTTGCTCTCAGCAACTACCGCGCTAGTTCCGTTTCCAGTCAACAAAGAGTTGGCAGTAAGGCTCGTAGCCCCAGTACCACCATCAGCTACCCCGAGCGTACCTGTAATAGAAGATGCCGCTAAGTCTACAGCTATCTCTGTAGAATCTATGACCAGTCCCCCGTTAGCCTTTAAGTCGGCACTGAATGCAGTTCCAGTAAGATCCAATCCATTCCCCGCTGTATACGTAGTGTTGTCGTTAGCTGAAGTTAGAGTGGCACCAGCGGCATTCACACTACTAACAGATAGGCCTCCAGCAAGGGTTAGGGTTACATCATCATTTGCCCCTGGGTTGCTCATAGTGAGCTTCAAGTTGCCCGATCCTGTAGATGAGCTCTGTAGGGTTTGGTCCGAAACAACAAAGTCTATGTTATTGTCGGTGTTGTCGTATGATACGTCTATACCAGTTTCAGTGCCCGTAAGCATAGCCCCAACGATGTCTTGGACTTGCTCGTTACTTAGCGTTCCGCCTTCGCCTGTACCCCCACCCGTAGGTCCAGTAGGCCCAGTAGGACCTTGAGACCCCAGTCGCGATACAGTTATTGTTATTTGAGCTGGAGATGTTAAACTCATAGCGTTAGGAGTTAGATGTTTTAGAAATGTCGTCGATGACCTTGAAGTTGCCCTTCAGTATGGTCGTAGTATTTCCGCTTTCAATTAGTTGCAGGTCGTAAACGTGGCGACCTGGGTCTACACCTTCCATTAAGGTGTTGGATAGGGTGATGTCGGCATTGCCTAAATCGTCGATGGCGATGTCGAAGTTGCGTCCGTCAGGAGACAGGGGGCCTTGATTCGTTGTCCCGATAATCAGCTCTCGAACCCCGTTGATTTTTCTTCTGGAACGCACCTGCATCATAAACTGATACCCCAAGGTGCTAAGTTTCACCCCCGTCCCATCGGATTCTTTTAGGTTCACTCTAAGCCTGAAGGTGTCCCCAACCCGACATGTGATGTCTAGCTCTTCAGCTATATCTAAACTTACTTTAGCCATTACTGATTCATCATATTTAGCATTTCAAGGATGTTCGTCCCTTGCTGTTCTTCTAGTTCGGGTCTCTTCCCGTCCCTCTGAGAGATTAGCTTACTCTGCTCTACAGCTTGCTTCTTGACACGATTGTCTTTCCTATCGTCCTTCTGTGTTTCGATAGCCTTACGCATCTGGAAGTCCCCTTCCTTCTCTTGATTAAACCTCTGCAGCTTAATCATCTCGATCTCTTTCTCCATCTGATGCTTGGCTTGGAGTATAGCCAATTCAGATTGGGTCTTCAGCTCGATCATCTTGGCGTCTACCTCGGCCTTTAGCTGAACCTCTTGAACCTTCTCTTGAGCTTTAGCTTGTGCCGCCTGCTGTGCCTGCTGCGATTGCATCTGACTGTTTTGAAGCGCTATCTGCTGCTGCTTCTCTGCTCGCTTAGAGCGTCGTAAAATCAAGAGGCGCTCCGCCTGAGTGACGTCTTTCAAGGCGCGCACCGCCATAGCGTCCTCTAGGTCTAGCTCCTTCTGCCCTAATGCAATTTGGATGTTCTGCTCAAGGAACTGCTTATCCTTGTCCTCCATATCCTTCATGACCTTGACACCGAAGTTGTACATAGGTAAGTCGCTAAAGGATGTGAGCACAGACATATTCGTGCTTCCGATAGCATTCTCGTAAGCCTGAAAGATGACAGACTCGGGTGGGAGGATCTGAACGCACTTAACGACGTCTTCACAAACCCGCTTATACAAGATCATAGCCGCATTGGTTACGTCATAAGTAGCGTTGTTGCTGGCAGCGATAGCTTGCTGCTGAACCCCCACCAGAGCGTCACCCTTTGGAGTGGAAGCGTCTACCACCTCGTTGATACCCGTAGTATCACGGATCATACGCAGGTAGTGGTTGTACAGCCCGATCAGCTCGTTGATGTTTCGGATGCTGTTTCCAATCTCTCGTACGGGAGGGTTCTGGAATCCACCCTCAGGGTTCTTACTCCTGTAGTAGAATACCCCCGTCTGCTCGTAGATGTCATGGAGGTCTAGAGGCTGAAGCTCCCCAGACTTTCCTAGCTGAACGTTCTCCAGCCCCTCGATGTCGATAATCAACCCGTCGGGTTTCGCCTTCGCTACCGCCTGCTGGATCTTCAAGTGGGTGAGCTGAAGCATATCCGCAAAGCCCACACAGCTGTCTACCATAGACTTAGGCATATTGGACATCATATTTGTGGCGACCACAGAATATGACAGCCTAGCCCGAGAGATGTCGTGGATGTTCTTGGGGGTGTTGTACTGCTTCCTGTAGTTGATCAGGTGGTCAGTACCGATGATGTAGGTCCCCTCGTATACACACTCTATGGTTAGGGCGTGGGGGGTGCGATCGTAGACGCTACCCTTGCGCTCTTTGTATTCAAAACCTTCGTAAAAGAAGTTGGTGTTGCCGTGTCTGTTTTCTTTCTCTTCGAAGTGCATAGTGTCTACACTCAGAAACTCGAAGTCCATAACCTCCACTACATACCCAGAGTACTCTTCTTTCTTTGGTCCCCCAGTAGCGTAGGGTTTATTCGGGGTCATATTCGACGTAGACCTGCGAGACTTCTTAGAGATCTTCTTCAAGTCTTCTTCAGTCAACTCGTCACCTGCCAATCGCTTCAACTCATGTAGCGGGACCTCGCGTACGTGACCTGCGTACACCAAGTCTGAAAAACCTGGGTCTTCGGTGTAGCTATGGATGAAGTTGACGGGGTCAACGTACTCAATATCAACACCATAGTTGGGGTCGTTCTTTCTTTTTACCACCGACATACCCAGTGCTGCAAGGTCGTTAACGCACCTACGGAAGGTGGCGTCTTCGAAGTTGCTCCAGGAAAGGGTGAGGTCTGTAGCGATTTGCGCCGCCACCTCTGCGTCGGTCTTGATATTCGTCTCTAATAGAATCTCTGCCTCTTCCTCGGTTTCGGGGATTTGGTTCGCGTCAATCCCCATCATAGGCTGACCCATCATCTTCTGCATCTCCATCAGCTGCTCCTTCATCCTCACTTGATTGAGCTGAAAGTTCTTCTTCTGGTTCTTCTCGCTAGAGCTGAGTGGGTCTATAGCCTCTATGTTTGGGTATAGGTTTCTAGATAAAATCTTATTGACTACGATCCTAACAAACTTCGGCAGTATAGGTACTGCAGTGAAGTCTAGGTTCATCAAGGAGCCGTCACCTCCATTGGGGTTGTTTTGATTTAGAAGCTGCTTGTAGATAGATGTGTCTTGAGTGCCGTTGGCATAATCTCTATTTCTAGAAAACACATTCCTTCTACCTCCAAAACTAGAGGAGTTGTCGTTGCTACTACCCCACTGCCCTTCAATCGCTTTCGCGTACTGAAGCCCATACTCCTTCTTTAATTTCTCCTCTTGAGAGGACAATGGATCTGGGAACCCCCCTACAGAATTAGTTTTATTGTTGTACATGCGGGGAACAATGCTTATACAACAAATATAATAAATTCAACCTCTGTTATTGTAGCGCCTAAAGAACAGCTTATCGTCGAAGCGAGACTCCTTCTTTTTCACTTTAGCTTTTTGTGCGGCTAAAAGAGCTAGACCAGAGCTGATAGTGAGGTCAAATCGAGTCCTGTTGTTTATATCGTACCCGATCCAATCCTCTAGCGTCTTATTGAAGTACATACTCCCCATATCACCAGAGTCCCTATTCACCCCTACAAACTCATGGATGTACGCTTCTATAGCTTGGGCGTGAGATTGTATGACATCGACAGAGTTTGACGGGATACCCTTGGTCTTGGTCTTAATCATGTTCGCGGCAAGCAAGTGCTTTGGCCTATCCATTAGGTACCCGTCATACCCCCTAGACTCAAAGTACCTTGCTATCCCGTACTTGTTATTCTCTATCAATATCGGGTAACCATAAAACACCGCCGCCATAAGCACATCCTCATAGAATATACTTGCCAGCGGAGGTCTAGAAGCGTACTCCAATACAAACATATTGGCGGGGACCTGCATGTTGAATTTATTGTACAGGTGTAGAGCCCCTTTAGAACCCCTCCCGTCTACAGTGGCGTCTAGGTCATAGCTGTCTACACCTCCGCAACCTAAGTGTGCGTTAGGGGGTACCCTTTTGCTTTTGTCGTACAGCTTTATATTCCTTAGGTCTGGCTCTGGCATCCAAGCTATCCTAAACCTCCCCTTTGTATCTGGGGTGAAGACCACCTCGGTGTCTTTTACCCCGCCTTTCCAGCTAAACCCACCCCGAACAACAGGGTTGGGGAACAGGGAGTCGTTATGCTCTACCTGCTCGTATATCTGCCCTACGTTAAATAGGCTCGACTCGATACTATCTCGGAAAGCTTCGTCCTCCGTAAACGGGAACTGCCTAATCACCTCGTTCAACTCCGACGCGTCTTGCTTTAGGCTCTCCCTTTCGTTTTTCAAGAAGGTCTTAGCCCCCATATGGATATACTCCCCGTCGATACCCTCTACGTTTTCTTTCGGGTCTTCTATTACAGCCACCCCATATCTGTCGAAAAATCCTTCTAGGGACTCGTAGGCAGGGATAAACAATCTATATAGCCCCGACTTAGTCCTCCCATTCTTGTTCCTGTCCCCAGGACTCGAATCCCCCCATAGATCCTTGTACTCCCTCCCCCCTTTTCCCATGGGGTTTACGGTGCTTCCTACCATGGCTTTCCCCACGATTTTTCTTCCGACGATCAAACACGTCCTCTGAATCCTCCAAGCCTCCCTTATGTCGGTTGGTCTTTCCCATTTCCCCGCCTCGTCTAGGTACAATAGGTGTAGCTTCTCCCCGTCATACGCGTTGTTAGTGGTGTTCTTCCAGTTTATTACCGTGTTCAGTGCGTCCCCTACTACAGCCGTCTTGTTGTTCTTCGTGATCTTTTTAGAGGGCTCTCGGAACGCAAGCTCCATCCTCGGGTTGGTGGTTCCGTCTTGGATGGGTTTGAAGAAGAATGGGTATTTACGGAACATGTTTACCACCTTCTTCATGAAGATGTTTTCCTGAGCGTCTTTACCCGTCTTACTCTGTATCCCTACTAGCTTGTCTTTGACTTGAGTCGCTTCATCGACGATAACAGAAGAGCATATGTTGGTATATCCAGATCTACGGCATTTAGTATACAACTGCCCAATACAACGAGGGTCCGCCTCACACGCTGCCAAATGTAAGAATATATCCCTCTGGAATTCAAGGTAGTACGGGTGGCCGATATCCAGTACCGACCACTGTAGCATCATATAGTGACGCCCCGTGATGTATGTAGCATCACCTCGGTTATAAAACCAAACGCCGTCACGCCTACGCCGAAACTCCTCTTCGATATATGGACGAAACTTTTCTCTGAACTCCCTCGGCATCTCCGCCCACTCATCCATAGAACGAATACGCGATAGCTCATTGGGAAGATCATATCTCCTCCAGTACTGATCTTTGATGGGTAGATCATGGAAGAGGATGCTTTTGATCTTAGGGGTCTTAGGAAGAACAATGACAATCCCACCGACTTCAATGTGCTCGCCAATCGTACCCTGGGGGCATATCGAAACCGCTTTCTCCGTATCTCCTTTGACATCAACAAGCATATACTCCGTTCATGAAATTATTCAAACAGGGGTGCCTCCCCACCACATCTCTCGTGCTGTACCGCTTGTAGTGTGGCATATCCATATAGGCTTGGAAGCTGTGTATGTTCTCTGAATTCTTTACGTCGATACAGTCTTCTTCGCAGTGGGTGACTACCGTGAGCGCATAGGGTCCGCACTCTTCTTTTATCGCATCTAGCAAGACCCCATCGAAGTTGCAGGTTTGATCCCGATTGTATACCGTAAGTATATTGACGGATTTGATCAAGTCTCTGGTTCTGAAGAACTGACCACTGCTAATCACATACCCCTCGGTAGGATGGAATATACACCCTTCCGTTTTGTCTTTGTCTGCGGACATCACCAAGCAGTTGGTTGTCCCTAGTGTAGGCACATCTTCAAACATCAAGGTGTTCATAGCTTCCTCCCAGTACCCAGAGTGATGCACGTTATTGCTCCCGTACCAACATATATAGTCGCACCGCTGTTGCGCCGCCCTCATCCAAGCGTATGTAAACTTATCCGCTACGGGGTCGTTTTTAAACGTTTCATGAGTTATGCTCATGTCGTTACAGAACCCTTCTACATCGGGGGAGTCCCCGATTACAACTGCTGTAACGTCAAAACCTCGGTTTATAAAGTGGTGCATAGCTAAGTTCATGTCGTCTATAGACATCTTCGTTAGCTCTGGCCTACCGTGATAGACCATAAAGAAACACACACTCTTCATACGTTAGGGGTGAGTGCGCTCTGGTAAGGCGCACGCTTTTTCAAAGTCTAGGTCTATATATACGGGGGTCTTCTCCCCGACATAGGCCCCGATGACATTGTAGTCCAGGTGCTCCCTAGCTTCCTCGTATGTCATCCCGTCTTGTTCTGTAAGGTGGTTTAGCATACGGTTTACGTCGTATACCGCCACGGGGTTCACCCCCTCTGTAATCCCTACCAGAGCGGTATCAAACCCGTCAGCTAAGAGGCACTCGTTTTCTTCTAGGCTAACCATGAGGTCATCCCAACCTTCTTTTCTCCAACTCATTTTGAAAATCTTTCTGCAAACCCTCCGTTATAGTCTTTTCCTTCGGAGATATCGCCACTCAATTTAAGGTCCTTCATCATCTGTTCCAACCTCTGTCTTTCAACAAGTAGTTCCTTACAGTCTATGGCCGTCTGCTTAATGGACTGGAGCTCCGCCTTACGCGCACTCCCGTTTATTTCGGAGTCTACGGGCTTCTTTATCTCTTCGATCATGTTGTTGATGGCCACCTCCATACTCCCCATCAATCTCTTTGCCGCGTCGGTAGTAGTGAACTTCTTAGATGGCATAGAGTATGTCTTCAGTCCTTGTTCGGAAGTACTCCTCCCCGTCTACTTTAAAAGAATAATCCCTATTCTCTTTAAACCCTACTACATCGCCTACGTTTAAACCTAAGTCTACAGCGGATTCATTGAGTCCAGACACCACCCCTCTAGTTCTCAAGGGGGTCTCCCCACCTACAGTCTCTATAAAAGACTCTTCTATCTCATCTTCAAAGCAAGGGGTCAACAGGCTCCACTTCGCTAAGGGGTGTATGTCTTGCGTGCCTTCGGGTCGATATGCGTAGGCGTGACAGTTTACCGCGACCTCGGGGTCGTAGCTTACTAGGTAGTGATCTTCGTGATCTCCAAACGGCATACCCCCGTTTATGACTACGTTGTGATGGAAGTACAGCGTATCCCCTGGCTTCACGGGGGTCTTAAATTTCAAGGGGGTATGTACCACCTCACCTTCGTTCACCCTATGTTCGAACTCATTGAATTTTGTTTCAATGAATATTTTCTGATCGCCCATCGCGATCTCGTCGTGAAACAACTTCGGGAGTTTCACAACAAAGTAGTAAAGTAAATTCATGGGTTAGAAGTTACAATCGTACTCTATGATACACGGCATATCGTCGACAGACTTCCACAAAACTTGACTGTCGTCTACCTCCATATACACCAAGTACCTCGTCTTAGAGAACCTATGTAGGTGGTGGTCGTCCAAAACTATGGCCGATACATTCCCCCCACCTGCTCTCATACCTACGTAATAGGCCATTGCGTCCTTGGGGTTTTTCCCAATGACAATCTTCCTAATCAATCCGTTCATCAATTTAATTTTTCTGGTGAGTCCAACCCGTCAAAAAGATCCTTCCACCAGTTCTCACTCTCGTAGTCCTCGTCTTCGTCTAGGTACTCGTTGCCCTCCTCCTCTCGAGACTCATAGGAGAACATCAGAAAATCGAACGCCTCCATAAGTATCTGTTCGCTATCTACGTCTAGCGTAAACACAGCTTTCAATACAGGTTCTCCTAGATCGTCGTGATCGATAATGCCAGTAAGCATTATATTGACAGCCACTCCCTTCATATCGTAGCTCTCGGTAAGCATATCGAGCTCCATGTGAAGCATCTGAACAGCCTCTAAAAATTTTTCCTTCCTTTCACTATCCGACATGCCTAAAAGTAAGATAAGCAATAAAAGAATGTTCCGAGACTTCTCTCACCTATCACAAAGGTATGTGAACAGGAACGAGCTGAAGTACTTGAAGAAGGCCCTCATCAAGGCTGAGACCTCTAACGACATCTACAGGAAAGAACTTATGTTCCTGCTTTGGGCCTACGACCTAGAGTTCTTCACCCTAGACTACGCCTCAGAAGATTACGGCATGAGGAAGAAGCACCTTGCCGATAGGATAGTCTACCCTCTAGCAAAAGAAGGCTGGCTATACAAACACTTCGACAAGACGAACCCCTCTAAAACTAGAGAGGACCACCTATTTAGATCCGAGAGCAACATGAACTACCGAGTCAGGTATGCGCTAACGCAGAAAGCCAGACTTATGGTTCAGAGGTTTTACGGGGATCTATCCTGAAGTTACTTCTTCAGGCGATCTGGGATTACGGAGTTGATCAAGGTGTCGAGAATCCCGAACACTTGATTGTCTTTCTCCGTAGGGGTCAAGTTGACCACAACTTTCACAAGCGCGAGCAAGGCGATAGCGAGCTCTGCAATGTTTTCAATAATAAAATCTACCATTCGTACAGGGGTGAATCAAAGTCAGTATACAATATAGTCACTTCTTCCTTTCTCTCCAAAGCCGAAGCTATGTATGGGTACACGCGGAAGTATGCTCTCGTGCTGTGACCTACAAACCCTTCTGGCTTCCCTTGGTTGTTCTCTTGTGTGTCACCAAGAAGTAGACATCCAGAAGTATCATTATCAGTATTACCGCAATGAATGAGAATGTATTCAAAATTAGGTACATCACGAACCCAAAGCATCCCTTTATGTATCGTCCGAAACCTCGAAGCATACTTGTCGTGAAACCTACCGATCCTTCTAAAAGTGATTGGATACTCTCCAGCAGGTATTCGGGTCTCCCCAGCCACTTTCTCATCTCTATGCTCGTCTTCTAACGTGTAACACAGGAAGCGCCTCCTTCCGTCGGTAATATCGAACAGAGCCCCGTTGGTCGAGTCTATCCCCGAACTGAACCTTACCACCTCTAATTGCATCTTTTTTAAGTTGCTCATACCGTTTAAGTCTAGGGTTAAAGTAGTGCTTATTGGGCATTATGAATTAGGGTTTCGACAACTTTCTGAAGTCCTTCTACCCTTACTCTTACCTTTCCCCTTAAAGACTTTCGACTTTAACTTCCTTAAAGTTGAGTTTCTATTTATAGTGTTCGGCTTTCTTTCAGGATCTTCGACCCCTTCATCCTTGGCATAAAGCCCATGGGGTGAGACATTGCCCTTCCTTCTATCCTTCTTCGTAGCCTTTCTTGTCGGGGAGCCTGTCAACGTACCCCCATCATTGTATTTCTTACAACGCATCAGTAGGGACCTAGGCCGAGCATCATGCCGATACGCTGAAGCGAGTTCAAGTCAATATCTCTGTATTGACCATGCGCTCCAAGAGGTCTAGAGATTTGCTTAGGTGTGTTCTGATATGCAGCAAGACCAGACATCAACCCTGCTCCAGCACCAAACCTAGCCAATCCTCTACCCATCTCATTTCTACCCCCCTTACGAACCATATCTGGCCTGTTCAGTCGGTCTTGTTCGAGGGCCTCGAGAAGGAAGCTCATGTCGCTAGGTCTAGCAGGGAATACCCCTGTTCTCCTCCCTTGACGGTTGGCCATTCGGTTTTCCCTTCTCATGTCCTGACGTAGCTCTGCCTCCACGCCCTTTTCGAAGAGTCTCTGATCTTGCTCAATCTTAGACCTTCTCCTTGGGCCGTAAGGGAGTTCAAGGTCACCGCCTTCAGCATACACCTCACCACCCCCTTTATATAATGTCTTCATGCTAGTGCTGCGAATACTTCTACTTGGCAAGAGGCTGAGTTTGCTCGTGCCAAAATGTTATCAATGTCGGTTAAGTTCCCTGATGCTGCGCTCCCGTCCCCTAGGTCGTTAGCGTCAATCTTACTGTTAAATAAGACGTAGGTCTGCCCCGCCTCCAGCTTCACCATATACTCTTCCGTAGCGTCGTTTTGTACCGTGATAGACACGAAGTTCGTTGTGTCTAGATTGGTGATGCGCAAGTACTTCACGTTGGTGCTGAACAGCTTACCCCCTGTGGAGTTACCTTCTGTAGCGTCCATCTCGAGTATCTTCTGAGTCCCTGACGTCTTTACATCCATGATGCGATGAAACGTCTCAGTGATACTGGAGATGTCTTTTGTAATAACACTACCTCGGTCTTTGCCGTTTAGCTGTAGCTTTTCGGAGATAGATACTGTTAGTGTTGCCATAGTTACAAATATACTGTTATTACCCCCTGCGACTTTCGCAGAGGATCGCGTCAGTCAAACATCTCGGTATTTACATACCCCGTACCATCGGGACGCCTAAAGAACCTCTTAACCCCAGTCTGAACGGGACTACTGGTCACACCTCTGAACCCAGCTCTACGAGCGCTCTCTGCTGGGTCATACATAATCGGCTGTTCCTCTACGATTTTGTCGGCTTTTATGGTTCTAATTGGGGCTAGTTTCTTTTCCATTTCTACCTGAGGCAACCCCTTACTTCGCATTGGATTCATGGTAACAGATGGAGACTTTGCGTTGATGTATTCAACCGTACCCTCCATACCTGGAGCCACCCCAGTAACCGAATTTGGGTACATTCGGATAAGGTTGGCTAGTTCAGAGAACTCATCATACGCTGGACCCTCTCCCCTCAGCCCAAATAAAGTCGGTGAACCTTGGTAAACAACCCTGTTACCTAAGTCGTCCATCATACTCTCAGGTTGTCTAAGCGTGTTATGAGCTTTTTGAGGGAGGTCATAGCTGCTGAAGTTGCGGTAAATGCGCTCTGGATTACTATAAGGGTGGTCCTTAACGGCAGAGTAATATTCTTCAGGGGTCATTGTCCCTTGAGCATACTCCTCTCTAGAGACGTCTTCCCCATGTATTGTGTTAGATAGTCCGCTATACCCACGATCAAACATCATGGCCGCGAGCTCTGCAATCCTCCTCCTGCCCTGCAGCTCCTTGTCTGACATTGGAGTGGGTGGGTTTTTTACTGATCTCATCCTGAGCAGCTTTCGCAGTCCTCTGGGGAGTCGAGGTTGCAAGTGATCTCTCCGCTTTCGAGCTTCTCTTCTGTTTTCTTCACCCGATCTGGGTTCAGGAAGCTGATGTCGTCTTCTTCTTTCATTGTCCTCTCTGTAATATGTTTATTGCGTTCTGTAGATCTAGAGAAACCTGCGGAGACTCCCTAAGTATCTTAAACGCGTTCTGAAGTCCTGGCTCCACCTGCCTTGGAGGCATTGGCTGTACCACCTCAAGCTGCGCTTCTGGCGATTGTGTAGGGGGTTTATACGCGTCACGTGCTGCACGGTACCTAGAGAGGTACTGATCGAAAGAAGCGTTCTTCCCAGGTATATCATATCCGCTTTTAAGCTGCTGCATCAATCCATCCCTACCTATGAAATGGCTCATGGCCGCGACTTCATCTGGCTTTAGGTTTTTGGACTTGATGTCCCGAGCGTTCCTTAGTAGTCCTGGGACCCCAGGTATCTTACCCAGCATACGCATGTCTTGAATGTCTTGCTGCAAGCTTTTGTTCTTTGCGAAGTCAGCCCTAGACACACCTTTCATCTCTGGTAAGTTCTTGATTTCGCTATACAGTTGCTGATATAGTCCTGTCGCAGTGCTGTTAGGGTTCATCATATTCTTACCATACGAGGACTCCACCCCTGATACAGCATGCAAGAAAGCGGGGTACCAGTCTGGCATAGAGGGGCCCGTTACGCTTCCCCCGTTTTGATATCTTAATCTCATTTCTTCAGTACTTTTATTCTACCGCCATTGGCATTCTTGTAGAATGGGTTGGCGGCTTCATCGAAACGACGGGCCAATGCTAGTTCAGCCGTTTCTGACCCTGAATTTTTCATTTGAGAGACTGCATATTCCTTTACGCGGTCCCGAACTTTTTTTGCGGATTCTTGAACGAATCGACCCATGTCGATTTCATTTCCACCAAAGGTCAAGGGGTCTTTTCGAAACTGATCAGCCACCTCCTCGATGGCCTCAGTACGAATCTTGTTGATGGTGTTCAGCGTGGGTCCAGGTTTTTTGATATTGAGTAAGGCCGAAACCATATCCCGACCTCCTTTATCTGCAGTGTAAAGATCTTCCACTCTTTTCATGACAGCATCGTATACTCTTTTGTCCTCGGCGAGCTCCTTAGCACTTTGATTGAACAAGTCCTTCATACGAAACGCAGTATCCCAACTGTAGTCATCCATGATGTCATTGATCAAGTACTCATACTGACTGCCAAGCTGCTTGCTGGGGATGTCAGTTGGGAAATCACTGAGGTTTCTAGAGTCGGTAATGTCAATCGGCTCATACGGAATTTTTGGGGTGGCCTTTTTACCGACACCTAAGTACTTACCGACCGCTTTGGCAGCAGGGGACAGAACCCGACCGAGCGGGAAAGCCCCCATGACGTAGTCCATTGGACCGAAGGTGCTCTCTACACTCACCCCCAACCTGTTAGGATCGACTCTGTCTAAGTAGTCTTGCACAGGATCACCCCCTGGCCGACCCCCGTTTTGATATCTAACTCTCATTTCTTCAGTACTTTGAATTTTCCACCGTACCTATAATCTTGAGAACCAGCGGCTGCACCCCCAGCCACGGCAGCAGATATAACTGAGATTGTATTCATAGCCTCACTCATAATGTCCGCATTGGTCCTTCCCGAGCCATCTCCTAATGGAGTGCGCGGGTCAAATAACTCAAGGACTCTGTCAGCTTTTTTATTTGAGAACAAAGGCTGAGACGATTTTTTTCTGACCTGTTGAGGGGCGTACATCTTATCGTAAAAATTCAAGATGTCTTTTGTTGTGACGTCAACATCGATATCGTCAATCACACCACTTTTAACCATTCGCATTCTGGTTTCAGACAGCATCGGGAGACGCTCTGCCAAACTAACCGACCCCGTACCAGCAACCTGTCTCGGACTACCCGCTTGGGTGAAATAGTTTAAAGCGTCATTGAATATCTTTGCTTCTGCTTCTGAAGCTATGTTAGCTGTACTGGTCCTAGGAATCAAAGCTCCCAAAGATCTCGCCGCCTGATCGTACGTCTCTAGTTGACGCGAATTAACTATTGCTCTAAGCCCAGGATCAAAATTCATTGCGCCATGAGTGAACTCATGCTCTATGACATTATCAAGAAAATCTAAGCTACGATAATCCTTTGGGGTCACAGTAATACTAGCTGGACGCCTGCCCCTTCCATATGGTGACCCACTAAAGTCATACCCACTATACATGGTTGCCTCAGGAATAGGATTTCCAGATCTATCAAGAACAGGCAATCCCTGTTTATCAAGTCTAATGCCACGGAACGGCTGTCGGCTCCCTTCGATTTGTGATATTAAATCTGTTCTTTCGGCATCAAGAGCCATTGCTCGATCTGCATCTCCTACTCTGGCAGCTTTAGGGATTTCAAACCCTATTTCTTCAACCCTCCGTTCCGCCTGAGCGAGCGCTGATCCATCAAGAGGTGGCTTAACTCTAGCTGTCGACATTGCATCTTGACCATAAGCAGACATGGGCCTGAGCTTCATGTTTTTAATCTCTTGGTTTGTAAACAACATCGCATCCCTTACCATCTTAGAGTCCTCAGGTATGGACCCACCCTTGACTTGTGAAGATAGATTCTTCCAAGAAGCGATTGCAGAGTCAACAGCAGAGTCCATGTCTGGGTCCCCCGTCTTTTGCGACTGTAAACTTTTTATTACGCCTTGGTCTGTCCCCCCAAAATCAGCTTTAGTCTCATTGTAGAAGGTATTAAGTTGTTGTGTGATTCTTTTTCTTTGCCTGCCTTGAAGCACGGGGTTGGTCAAGAAGTCTCTTTTTCTCTGCTGTAAGATCAACTGAGCTTCGGTAGCGCCAGCTCTCGTTTCTGATAAACTTGGATTTGGAACCTTCAGTCCATTAATACTCATGTCGTCAGAGAAATCAGAATAACGTGCTCCAACTTGACCTGCGTCGTCTCCCACTACTCGAACACCAGGCATTACGGATTTTGCAGCACGGCCAACGCCCTGTGAAAATCTTTCTTGCTGCTTTCCTACGAAATCTCCAACCCTACCCGCTTGTCTGCCTAAATATGTATTAGCCAAGAAAGGCATAACTGCGTCGATACCCACATCGATCGGAGTGAACGCCATAGCAGATGCTATCTGTCCGATAGGGGAGGTCAACATGTTATCCTGTTGGTACTCAGCCGCTGCCTGCGGGTCTCCTTGCAGTCCAGGCGGCATCATGA